ATATCTCCTCATCTTTATTTTCCTCTGCGGGCAGATAGCAGTCGCTCCATCACATCGTCCTGTGGGTTTAAACCAGAATACTCTGTAGCACAATTCTCTTTAACGATTTGATAAATCTCCATCCATAGTCTGTTTGTCTGGCTCATAAAGTTCTGGCTCATAGCTACATAAGGACTTTGAATAGCATTGCCGGTAGTTGGATGCTTGGCAAGAAAGCCAAACTCAGTTACCGCCTCCTCACACTGTATCCATCTGGCCGCACTCATGGCATATCGTTCTAGAAGCTGTGGGAGCACCAAATGGGCACAGCCTCGCTCCTCAAGCCATTTCCAAGTAATTTCATAAATCTCGCTGGCTACTAGGGTTTTCCCGTCCTTTTGCACCGCTGAGAGCATGGCCCTTGGCTTTGGCATTTCCTGCCCCTTTAAATCAGCGGTATTTTGGAAGTCAATGATTTCTAGCTTTCTCTTACCTGGATTTCCCTGTGCAATTTTATCAGCAAGTGGTTTCTTTTTTTGACCAGAACCTATACGCGCACCGCCACGATTTGTTCCATCTTTGGCCATTCACTCACCTCTTTTCGTTGATGGGTCTATTACCCTGTTTGAAACCGCGAATTTTCACGCGTTACCCCACGCCGCTGTCCGGGTAGAAGGGTCGTAGAGATTTGACCCGCCCCACGGTCACCGGTCACCGATCTCGTGATGGATCTTCGTGTGGCACGACTGGCACAGGCTCATCAGGTTGCTGGCATCGTGGGTACCGCCTTGGGAAATAGGAAGAATATGATGAACTTCTTCGACCGGTGTTAACCGACCTTCCTTGAGGCACTGCTCACACAAAGGGTGGGCCGCTGCATACCTGTCACGGATACGCTTCCAAGCCCTGCCGTATTTGCGGTTGACATCCGGGCTACGCTCGTACTTGTTGTACCGATCCCGGTCCAGCTTCTCGTGCTCCGGGCAGAAGCGTCTATCAGTAAGCCTTGGACAGCCGGGGTAAGCACAGGGCTTCTTTGGACTCCTTGGCACATAATCACCTCGCTTTCCGGGCATAACAAAAGCCCTGCGGGAGGAGTGCTCCCACAAGGCTTCCGTATGTTTTACTTTGTCCATCATAATACTATCATAAGAGGCGACTCTCAATCTCTCTCATTTACTCTCATGATGGCAGCCACACAGGAAAGGGCCGTATCGTGCATCCGGTAAATGTGCTGGATGCTGTAATGCATCTCAACCGCAATCTTCTCCCACGAGAGGAAGCACAGATAACGCTTCTCCAGCAGGGTTTGCAGTTCAACATCCGAAACGGCCTGTATTGTGGCCATGATTTCCTTTTTCAGCTCAACCAGATCCTCGACATCGTGTTTCAGGCTTTCCTCAACCTCGATTATCTTCAAGACAGCCCGTTCTACTTTGGAGCCGCCACGATTTGGGTTTCTCGGCATATCGCTATAAACGACGGTGCAGGATGTGGCCAGTTCATTTAAAGACTCGATTTGCTGGAGCTTGGATTTAATCCGCATATCCAGCGTCCGGGCCTGTGACAGATATTCTTTAGCGGTCATTTCGCTTCTCCTTCCGTAGCTCTTTAATGAGGAATTCCGGATCGACTTTTGACAGGACACCGAACCAGCCGGAGCGGAAGAAACGCTCGATTTCCTGAAGCTCCCGCTCGTCGTCGGTCAGCCGGTAATCCTTGACCGCTTGCAGAATGATGGCGTTTGCCAGTTCTTCATATGGGTTCAAAGTCGCACCTCCGAATTTGTGTTCACTCGGATTGGCGAAGATTGTCGATTTTTGTCGTTAGATTTTCAGATTTGCCTTGACCGCAGCGATCAGAGCCGACTGCGTTTTGTCTTTGGCCTTAAGTGCCCGGAGAATCTGCTCATCAATAGTGCCGTCCGTCACGATATGCTGAACGACCACAGTCTCGGCAGTCTGACCTTGCCGCCAGAGCCTTGCTATGGTCTGGGAATAGAGCTCCAAGGACCATGTGAGGCCGAACCAGACGATGGTGTTGCCGCCGGTCTGAAGATTGAGGCCGTGTCCGGCAGAAGCTGGGTGGATCAGGGCTACCGGGATTTCGCCGTTGTTCCATCTGCGGATACTGTCGGCTTTGTCCAGCTTGGAAAACGGAATATGGCGATCATGCAGCCGTTTCATGATCCGCTCCAGATCATGCTGGTACCAATAGGCCACCAGAAGAGGCTTGCCGTTTGCCGACTCGATAATGTCCTCCAGAGCGTCCAGCTTCTGCTCGTGAATGGGGACCGTATTCCCGGCATCGTCGTAAATGGCACCATTGGCCATCTGGGAGAGCTTGCCGGAGAGGGTTGCGGCATTGGCAGCGGATATTTCACCATCGGGCAGGTCCAGAATGAACTGTTTTTTCATCTCGTCGTATGCGTCCTGCTCATCGGGGCTGAGATAGACCTTGTATTCGCTCGATATGAGTTCCGGCATCTTCAGGTGGTCCGTGGATTTCATCGAAATGGTGATATCCGAGATTTTCCGGTATATGGCTTGCTCGGCACCGGGTTTCGGACGGTAGCTGTAAACGATCTGGCCGTTCATGGCGTCCGGCACGAAATACTCCTGCCGATAATAGGTGATAAACCGACCGAGGCGTTTTCCCATGTCTATGACCTTGAACTCTGCCCACAGATCCATCAGTCCGTTGCTGGCTGGAGTGCCGGTGAGCCCAACGACACGCTTGATTCTGGGCCGTACCTGCATCAGAGCCTTGAAGCGTTTTGACTGGTGGTTTTTGAAGGAAGAAAGCTCGTCTACCACGACCATGTCGTAATCAAACGGGAGCTTGCTTTTCTCGATGAGCCATTGGACGTTCTCCCGGTTGATGATGTAGATATCGGCTTTCTTCGTCAGGGCCGCTTTTCGCTCAGCCTCGCTTCCGACCGCCACCGAATAGGTCAGGTGGTGAAGCTGGTCCCACTTTTGAAGCTCTGCGCTCCAAGTATCACGGGCTACTCGAAGTGGAGCAATGACCAGCACCTTGTGAACCTCGAAGCTGTCGAACAGCAGGTCCGCAACAGCGGTCAGTGTGATGCTCGTTTTGCCAAGGCCCATGTCCAGCAGCACGGCAGCGAAGGGATGGTCCTCGATATAGTTGATTGCATACCTCTGGTACTCATGCGGTTCGTATTTCATCAAGTATCCCTCCAATCTGCTCAGGGGCATCAAGGACATATACCTTGAAGCCCAGCCGCCGCAGTAATCCGTGTCTGGCTACCTGCAAAGGCCTCGGTTCCTTGCCCGGTGCCTTGACCTCCACGAATCCGATCTTGCCTCCGGGCAGCAGCACCAGTCGATCCGGCATCCCATCAAATCCGGGACACACCAGTTTCGGTGCAATGCCGCCGCTGTTTTTCACGGCTTTGACTAAGTGTTGTTCTATGATTTTCTCTCGCATAATGTTCCTCCATCAGGGATTAGAGTGGGTGGTGACGGCCTGTGATATGTATTTCCGTAACTTTTCTTAGGTCTTGTTTTTTTGTGCTCTAAGAATAGTTTCTGTAAAGACTGTCAAAGACCGTCACCTTTGGTTCAATCAAGGAAGTCCGACTTGAGCTGCAGGCCTAAGATCAGCCGTGCGGATTTGTTTCTTTTCCTTTCAAAACCGGCGCATTCCAGCGCAGTGTAGAAATCAGTCGTGCTGCGGATATAGTCGCCCACCTGCATGCAATAGCTGCGGTATGCGTTGTAGACCTCGCCGGATTTAGCGATCAGGCCTGATCCGACCTCACAGCACTCATCAAGGAATTGTGAGAGCCAGTCGTTATTGTCCTTGTACTTCTGGATCGCAGCTTCCACCACGGCTGGCTTTACGATGTGATAATCCTTTTCGATCACACGCTTGGCACCGGTCATGATCCATTTCAGGATTGCACCGCCAGCTTTGTTAAAAAGGTAGTCGGCATAGTTCTTGATGTCAGAGGAGCCTTCGATTTTGGCGTTAAAGGGAATGACAATCAGCCTACGCCACGTTCCGGCATCAATCGCACCGACCTTCGGCAGATGGTTCGTGTAAAGCACAAGGGTGTGGCTCGGCACAAAACTGAACGGGTCCTTGTATTTTTTCTCCGCATAGATCTCGTCCGTTGAACAGAGCTGTTTGACGTTGGATGTGTTCAGACGCATGCCTTCCTCCAGCTCGGCGGCAATGATTATCCGTTTGCCTTTGGCTTCAGCCAGCTCCGGCTTTACATTCCGCTTGCATCCGACGGTCAGAGTATCTGCGGACATGTTGCCGCTATATGTGCCCAGCACACGGGAGAGCGTATTCCAGAAGGTGGATTTTCCGTTACGGCCTTCACCGTAAGCAATGATCAAGCCCTCGACACAGACCTTCCCGATAGCGGAAAGACCAGCGATCTCCTGAACATAATCGATGAGCTCGTTGTCACCGCAGAAGAAGGTCTCCAAAGCGTCCTGCCAGATATCCATACCATCATCGGACGGGTCAACCGTGGTCTGCTTGGTAATGAAATCCGCAGGAGTGTGCTCATGAGCGGAAGGAAGGCCAATACGAAGATCGTAAGTTGCTGACGGGGTGTTGAGCAGAAATTCGTCTGCGTCAAGCTGCCGCTGGTCAATCTCAACCATCGGGTGTGCTTCCTTTAAGGCAGCGGTGATGTATTTGGAGTCTCTGCGCTTAATGGCATAGTTGCGGTAGGTCGTGGCGTTCTCGTACTTTTGGAAGGAACGAGCCTGTTCTGAGCTGAAAGCCATAGCCGCTTTCTTTGGACCCATCGATGCCAGCAGCTCCCATGCGCCGTTTTTCATCATTTCGTCGGTTGCCTTCTTGATCTCGGTTTCGGCCTCCTCAAGCTGGCGAGTGGTGAGCTCCTGCGCTACGGCCTGAGCCTTGGGCTTGGATTCCTCCCAGAACCGACCGTTGTAGACCAGAAAATCGGTCGAGGGTGAATAGCGGAGCTTGCCTTCATATTCCCGTGCCAGCACCGTGGCCTGTCCGACGTCAGAATAGTCGGAGGGCTTGAGCTGAAGGTCCTGATTGTATTGCTCAGGAGGAATATAGCCTTCTTGTGCAGCGACCTTCCCATAGAACCGCTGTGCGCTGCGCCAGATACTGTCGAGCTCCGACTGCTCCAAAGGCGGCTGGCAGCAAGCAGCCACTTCCGCAAAATGCTTATGTGCCTCATCGGTATTGCCGAAGCGTTTCAGGATGCGTCCGGCATAGTGGGACAGCGTGGCGTTGCGGCTGCCTTCGGGAATGACGATGTCGCCATAGCTGCCGGAGTCCATGTTGGCGTCAAAATCGTCGTCAGCAAGGAAAGTAGTAAGCGTCATCGGGCCGTCGAATATCTCGACCTCCGGCTCCTTTGTCCCGAAGAAGAACCGAGCAGCATCGAGTGCCTTGGTGTCAAAGTACGGGAAGATGGTGTTGACCAGTTTTTTCATTTCGCTGTACTGGCCGGGTTCGGTAACTCGGTCAATGGCGAAGAAGACGTGGAACTTCGGCCTTGCAGCTTTGCCGCCTTTGGCTTTCATGTGATTGCGGCTGTAATGAACCGCAAAGGCAACACCGGGGAAAGCTGTAGCGACGTCTGAAGGATAGACCCATTCTTCCGGATCGTCGCTGTGGTCGTTATCACAATCGACCGGCAAGCAGTCGGAGCCGATGAAATTGTCGTTGCTGCGGTAGTTGCCCTGATACTCAGCACAAACATAATCGTGCTTTACAGCTTCGATGAGGCTGTCCTTCCCGGTGACCTCGACTTTGTGAGGGTATGTGCAGTTTTCCGGCACCTCCAGACAGTTGGAGCGGTATAAAGTGAATTTCATCTTATTACCTCCTCGCAGGTCTCGCTGAAGTAGCGGATTCGATGTCCCTTCCAAGTTGCTCTCTTGATCTCGGCCTCCATGCCCTCGGAGATCCGGTCACCGAAGACCCACATCTCGGCACATTTACTCAGGATGGCATTCCCGAAAAACAGACCAAGCTCACGTTCCTTGGGCTTGTTGTCGTCAAGGAACTGCGGAAACAGCAGGTGCGGTGCGATGGGAATGTATCCGGCCTCTACCGCAAAACGGCTGTAGCGTCTGGCGGCAGCGGTGTTGCTTTCGACATCTCCGGCATACGGACTGCAGATATACACGATGGGCCTGAATGCCCGGAGAGCTTTTTCTTCTTTTTCAATAGCACAGAAGGCTCCGAATGCTGTGGGATCGGCATAGCCTTCTGCGTTTTTGTATTCGGCCATGATAGGCACCTCCAATCTAAAGTTCTCACTACCCACTGGAGGGTTTAGTGGTATTTGAACGAATCAGAATCAGTCTTTTTTATAAAACATGGTCTCGTAGCCATCAGCACGGAGCTTGAGCCCGTTTGCCCACGGTGGGGTCCGGCCCATCTGTTCACAGAGGACCTTCAGGTCGACGCCGGGGCTGGCTTCGATGACCAGCTCGTCGTGAATGTGCATGGTAATGAAGCAGTGCGACAAGGTCCGCATGGCGTAGCAGAGAATGTCACGGGAGGTGGCTTGGACGATGTTCTCCACGAGCTTCGGGCCGTAGGTCTCCAGCCGCTCCCATTTCTTTGTGCCGCCGATGCCCTCGTAAGTGATACACTCGCTGCCGAACTGATTTGTACCGAGCTTGGGCTTCACATACGAGAGGCGTCTGCCGGACGGGAGCGTAATGAAGAGCATCCCGCTCTGGTAGCAGAACTTGATGCCACAGACCTCGCCGTCCATGTGATACTTCACGGCATTCATAGCTGCTCGGTCGATATCCCACCAGAACCTCACAATATTCTGGTTCGAGTTGCGCCAAGCAGTGACCAGCGGCTGAAGCTCGTCTTCCGAAAGGCCCATCTCCAAGGCTCCCATCGCTTTGAGAGCTCCGATAGAGCCGCCATAGCCGAGGGCGAGTTCAGCGATTTTGCCTTTTTGCCGCAGGTGGCCGTTCACGCCGTGCTTTTCAACAGGGACCTTGAACATCTGCGATGCGGAAGCGCAGTAGATGTCGCCGCCTTTTTCAAAGACCTCCTGACGCCAGATTTCACCGGCAAACCACGCCAGTACTCTGGCCTCGATTGCCGAGAAGTCGGAGACGATGAACTTGTATCCCGGCTTCGGCACAAAGGCGGTGCGGATCAGTTGGGAGAGCGTATCCGGCACATCTTCGTAGAGAAGTTCCACGCCTTCAAAGTCGCCGCAGCGGACAAGCCCACGAGCCTCTGCCAGATCCGGAAGATGGTTCTGGGGCAGGTTCTGCATCTGTATAATGCGTCCAGCCCAACGACCGGTCCTGTTGGCACCGTAGAACTGAAACATTCCACGAGCACGACCATCGGCGCAGACTGCCTTTTCCATCGCCTGATACTTCTTGACGGACGATTTGGCCAGCTGCTGCCGGAGAAGGAGAACCTTCTGCAGCTCTGCCGGAGCGGTCTTGAGCATTTCAGCGACTTCCTTCTTGCCGAGAGAATCCACCTCCAGACCGTTGTCCGAAAGCCACTGTTTCATCTGCTGCACGGAGTTGGGATTGTCCAAAGCGGTCAGCTTCTTCATGGCAGCAGTGAGATCCGCACGGGAGCGGGTGTCCATAGCAATGGCTTGATGCACCAGCTCCATATCAAGGGCGACGCCTCTGTCGTTGATTTCCTGATCGAGGTGATACTGCTCCCAGACCATTTCCGGCACCGGAAACTTGGCGAGCTTTTCTTGAATGGACATTTCGACCTCGACATCACGGATGTTGTACCGTTTGAAGGCAGCCCACTTGTCCGGAGCGTTTTCCGGCAGGTTGCGGGTTCGACCACCATTGGCCTTTGTCGGCGCACAGGGCTGGCAGAAATACTTGATGAGCTCTTTGCCTTCGGTCAATTTCTGCTTTCCGAGGCCCAGAACGGTACCGACACCTTCCAGCGACAGTGGCAAGCCCATATAGGCGGACCAGATCATGGTACATTTCCATGAGGCCGGATCGAGGTAGTTGCCCACGGTGTCTTCCGGGATGCTGTAGTAGGCGTTATCAAAACCGCCATGATACCGGAGCCAGCGGGAAAGGCATATTCTCTCGAACTGAGCGTTGAAGGCCCACTTCGTTACATCGTCGTTTGTCAATGCAGCGATGACCTCCGGCGGGATCTTCTCGCCACAGGCCAGATCGACCACCTGCACAGGGCCGCCGTCCGTGGAATACCCGAAGAGAAGAATGTCGAAATCTGTCGCCTCGGTGTATTTGTAGACGCCGCACTTAGCAAGGTCCACGCTGCTGTAGGTTTCAATATCAATACTGAGTGTTTTCATACACACCGGTCCTTTCCCAAACCTGACAGGGTGGCAGGATTGCTCCCACCACCCGCAGGCCGGAGATTACTTCCTGTCGAGCTCCTTCATTCGGGCTTCGTGGTACTCGACCTCACGAATAGCACGGTCTTTCTCAAGCTGCTGACGCTCGGCTTCCCATGCCGCATTGCGTTTATCACGCTTGCGGTCGTCGATGGTGTCGATGATGGACCTGACGATCCAGAACACGGCCAGAACCAGATAGAGGGACAGAAGCAGGATGCAAAGAATCGTAGTAGCGTTCATGGTGCGTACCTCCTTAAGACAGGAAATCTTCATCCGCATCGGTGGAGAAGTCAGACGCTGCGCTGGACTTGCCGCCGAGGGGTTCGCCGTCACGGATCTTCTGCAGGTTGTTGAGCCCACAGGCGATGCCCTTGTTGCCATTGGAGTTGAAAGCGTAGAAGTTGATGCTGGCACGACCATACACGCCGGAGTAAACCTCGGAGCGGGTCAGGATCGGATTGCAGTCAGCGTCCACGATGCCGGGAGCCGTAGCGGAGTTGGCGTTGATGAAGTAGCTGCCAGCGTAAGCCGGATCATCCGGACGCTCGGTGTCGCCGTCACGAAGAGGCGTTTTGATAGCGGTGAGAGGCGGTACGGTACGACCGTTGCCCTTGAGCTTGGCCTGACCTTCCTCGTAGGCCGCCTGAATTGCCGCCTTGATCTTCTGAACGGTCACGGTGTCAGTCTTCGGAATGATGAGGCTGACGCTGAACTTCGGGGTGCCGCCATTGATGGACTTGGCCTCCCAGACATTGGCGTAGGACCAGCGGGTGTCCTTGCCGGTGATAACCTTCATGGGGTTTGCGAGTTTAGTAGAATTTGACATATTAGTTGTCCTCCTTGAAATCATCGATAATGGTTGTCATTGCCGGTCTCTTATCGCTGTCCGGCACCAGCGTGGGTTTTCCTTGAGGCTTGGTGATCAGGCCTCCAAGGATGTCGTTGAACTGTTTCTTTCCGAGAAGTGAGGTCATGGCGGTGACGCCGAGAATCTTGTGTTCGTAAGGGTCGTACCCGGCAGCTGTTACGGCTGCGATGACGGCATTCTCGTCTGTGTACTTGCGGTTGGAGCGGCCCTCGACCAGCTTGTAGCCGGACCACTGTTTACCGCTGATGGCTGCCTGAAGCGCATAGTCCTTGATGTCGGAGGCCCAAGCGATCAGATCGTCGATGCGACCGAGGATTTCTTCGACCTCTTCATCTGTCAGCAGAGGCGGCTGCCTGAACTCGAACTTGGCAAGCTCCATGTTGGCGTTGGCTCTTTCACGGCAGTCAGCTTTGGCCTTGCAGAACTGGCACCATTCGCCGCAGTGGTATTCACCCTCTCCGTTAAAGGCAAGCTCTGCAGTCGGGGCCAGAACCTGATCGGCCCACTCGTAGAGTTCGTCCTTTGGAATGGTGAAGGTGCTGACGTTAGAGCGTCGGGGCTGGTAGATGGTCATGCTGACGGTGTCGATGTCGTAGATGCAGTCGAACAGCTCCAGCGCACCGAGGGCGTACAGCTTCATCTGCGGGCTGTCGTCGGCTTCGACCAGAACGCCTCTGCCGTGCTTGTAGTCCACGATGTGCAGCGTCCCGTCTGCAATGATGACGCAGTCGCCGGTGCCGAAGCCCTCCTCGACGTACTTGGAGTAGTCGAGCCGCTGTTCGATCAGGACCACAGGGTCCGGGCAGGTCTTCTTGGCCTCCTCGACCAGCTCCATTACGAAGGACACATACCCGTTGGCACATTCCTCCATTTCGGAGTTGTACCAAGTAAGGTCTTCGGTCGGGTCCTTTGCTTCCATACCGAGAGCCGTCCGGAGCTTGAACTCACAGAGAGCGTGGGCGTCGGTACCTTCGGCTGCGAAATCGCTGCCTTTGTCGTCGTAGTCTTCACAGAGCCTTGCCGAAGGTGGGCAGTTGAGCCACCTGTGCGAAGACGATGCAGAGAGAAGTGCGTGGTTAGGCATTTCCGAGCACCTCCGCATCCGCTACCAGAGCCTTGTAGCTTGCCGGGTCAACCTCAGAGAGCTTCTTGGCGCCGTACTTCAGGAGAAGGTCACGGATCTGAGCGGTGAAGCCATCACGGGACTTTTCTGCCAGAATCGCTCTGACCTCTTCGAGGGTGAGTGCCTTTTCCGGTTCTGGAGCAGGGGCCACTTCCTCGCTGCCGCTGAATGCGCCGGTCAGCCAGTTGGCGATGTCGTTAATAGAAGATGCAATATCCCGCAACTCCCTGATGGTCGCTTCCATTTCGCTCATTTTGCTCATCACGTTTTCCTCCTTCCTGAGATTGGCTTGTCTGGTTCAGCTGGATCAGCTTCCTCGCCAGACGTCTTGACACTACGCTGATTGCCGTAAGCACTCCGATGAGCTCTTCATCGGTGACGGCCTTGTTGGGTCTGGACTCACTCATTGGCGGTTCCTCCTTTCTGAGGACCTGTGTTGTTTTGCTGTCCTCAGTACCCACTGGAGGGAAATGGGGTGTTTGGCCAAAAAAATCTGAAAAAAATTTGACCGCCGCAGAATTTCTTCCACGGCGGCCATTTCAGGATGTTAGATATAGTCCTTCAGTGCTTCACGAAGAGTGGAGAGAACCTTGTTCTTTTGGTAATTGACAGTTGAACGAAGCCTTCCCATTTCCGAAGCGATTTCACGCTCCGTCTTGCCCTGCATGATAAGCTCGCAGATGCGTCTGCCGTCCGGGTCAAGGCGGTTAAGCTCGTCGTATAGAGCGTCGAGCAGTTCCTTGTCCATAAGGATGGACTCCGCAGACGGTGCGTCGTCGGCCAGCGTATCGCCAAGGGTAAGCTCGTCTTCCTCGCCGCCGATAGGCGTGTCGATGGAAACCTTCTTACCGGCAGCGTAGAACGGGCAGCCGGGGCAAACACCGTCACACTTCCAAAGCTGGGCCTTGGTGCAGCGGCACTCGCCATTCTTCTGGGCATGGTAGCGGGTGTTCCAAACAGGCTGATAGTAAGCCCTGTAAACTTCCTCGCTGACCTCGATAGGGGTCCCGTCGACCGGGATAAAGTACTTCTTGTCGTTGTTTTGCATGAAAATTTCCTCCGTTCGATTTGCTTGGAACGGAGGAAACCTTCATGGTCAGCTGCAAATGGGTATAGAAATCCAACCGCAGTCCCGACGGAGATTTCTCCGTTCCGGTCTGCAGCTTCCTTATCCAGTAGGCAGCTGTTCGTATTAACTTGTCCCATCAAGCGGCACTGGATCGTCCTGGGCCAGTGGACGTACCGCTTGTGGGTGTGAGCTTTCACTCACAGGTACTATTTTATTGAGATTCCGGATTTTCACGAGGAAGTGGGACTTCCGGTTCAAGTGGCCGAAAAAGCCTGAAAATAGGCAAAAAAATAAGGCCCTCATGTCTTGAAAGACATAAGAGCCTTGATATATCAGGGTTTCATACCGGAAGTGCGACTTCCGAATTATTTTTCAGGAGCAGTCATTTTATTCCCGTTTTTGGGTAGTTGTTGCGGAATACCGGCATCTTGCAGCTTCTCGTTCCACATGAAGATGTTTTCCATGTGGTGGTGTTCTATCAGGTACCGATAAATGAGGTGCTCGTCCTTGGCAGTCATTATGTTAAAACCAGCCTTGAGGATTAAATCATAAGAGAAAGCCGGTTGCAGATTCAGTCCGATGCAAAGAGCAAGTACGCTTTGTAAGGTGATGTTGGAATCCTTCTTTTTTCGATAGTCTTGAATCATGCGAGAGCTTATGCCAGTACGTTCTTCCATCTTCTCGTTGGTATACCCACGACGTTTGATATGATAGTCAAGGGTCCCACAAAACGACGAAGGAACCTCAGCAAGGATATCTGCGACTCGCTTTGCTTCTGCTGCGATGGCAGCCATTTCACGGGCACGTTTCTGTACATCTTCATTCTTGCCTTCCTTCGGATTGAAGCTGGCTTCAACAAAACTCTTTGAATCGGCATCTCTACAAAGGAAGCATATGCGGTAGAAGGAGTCATCGTATTGTGTGCTGACTCGTGTAGTGCGGTCGAATACCAAACAGCACTCATCGACATGCTCTAAGGCGTATTCGGTAAGAGTTGGTTCAGAATCCTCTACAATGCTTACATATTGAGGATCATTAATGACGAGTAGACCGCCAGCGTGAATAAAACGCCTCGCCGCAATATCCTCAGATAAATCCGGGTTAAGCAGGGACTGAATTATGACATTGTTGCGGTCGATGACAAAGGTTTGGCCTTTTTTCAAACTGCCTTTTTTGAAGGAGAATGGCGGGTAGTTCTTACCATCGACAAAGTTGAAAACACCGGCGGCTTGCTCAAAACCGAGCTCAACAGCACGGATCTTTGCGGCTGTCGTTGAAACCTTGAAAAAATCAGCGAACTCACTGATGGCAAGTTCCATGACGTACCCGTCACGGAGGCGACCACGATATGCTCTGTGAAGTCTATTCAGAATTTCGGAGAGTTTTGCCTTACCGGTTTTTGCGGGGATTAGAATTTTGGGAGCCAGCGCATTGGCTTGCCACTCCATCCAAGACAGCTCATCTTCGAGCTCGTTGGACTTCTTCTTATAATCCTCGACAACAGCGCAGGAGATTGCTTGGATATCAGGGTTCAAGAGCTTCTGAAGCTCGAAGAATTTATAGTGCTTGTCCCAATGGACACACTCGTGGATTACGGTATTATTTGTCGAACCGATATTTCGCATAAAAACGACATCGGGGTTAACAAGTATGGTTCCGGGGCATATAGTCCGATCTTCTGTTTCCGAGCATGTTTTATTTGTAAAAACCTCGACATTAGCGTCATTGAAATATGTACGACCAAAGATACCGTCCGGCAATGGAGCGTGATAAACTGTCAATCCCATATTTTCAACAATCTCCTTGATGGGGAGCGGCATGGGCTCCTCTAACGCACGGGGACAGTATTTTTCGAGAAATCTCTCCGCATGCTTATCGAGATCTTTTGCGTAGATGTACGGGACCAAGTATTTAGTGAGCGCATCTTCTGCCCAAAACAGTTCTCTTGAATACTCTGATGCATATCCAATGCTGACTTGTTGGAGCCCATTTCTCAAAGTCGCTGATAAAGGTATTGAGATCCAGCATTCAGTAGAATCGCTTTCATAGTCACGTCGACCACGGCCAGAGATTTCGATTTCCGCACGGACTGTAACTTTACATTCAATCCTGTCGGTATCTGACTCATGGAAATTGACTCCCATGATTTTGAAATCACTCAATTCTACATAGGAGGGGTCAGGAACAACAGAAGTTGATAGGTCCAAGCGACCTTTGTTGTTAAAGAGGTATGATTTAATTTTGCTGAAAATTTGGTTATAGTACACGTCCTCAAGATAGGCCGCAAACGTATCATACTTCTTGGACAAGACACACCCTCCTAACCGAAAATGATTTGAGCTCACAAATTATACCACATCTACGATGAAATTTCAACCATAAACAGTGCAAATTCGAGTGTTTTCAGAGAAAACCTCTTGTGTTTTGCACACTTTCGTGATATAATATTTTAGTCGAGTTCTGAAACAGGCTTTTTTAGATTTAAGGAAGGGAGATCCCGATGGAAGTAAGTTACAAAAAGCTATGGAAGCTGCTAATTGATAAAGATATGAAAAAGAAGGATTTACTTGCTACGGCCGGTATCAGCTGGGCCTCCATTACGAAGCTGTCCAAGGGAGAAACCGTGAGCATGGAAGTCCTAATGAAAATCTGCAAGGCATTAGACTGCAACATCGGAGATATTATGGACCTTATTCCGGAGGAGGAAACAAGTAGTGAGCAGCAGTGACACAATCATCGGTCACGCCAATCCACATACGATTAAGAAGTTCGAGCTTATCGAAAAGTATGTAGAGGCATGGGCACATAAGTTACTTCAAAATCAATACTGCTCTGGACTTGTTTTTATTGATTGCATGTCCAACAGTGGAGAATACGTAGACGATAACGGCAAGCAGGTGTTCGGTACGCCGGTCCGTGTTGCCAAGTATCTCCGGAATGTTGCGGGTCAGTATCCATATAAGCAGATCGACCTGTATTTTAGTGATTT